GTATCCAAACTGCTGAACCAGCGTGTCGCTGCTCACGCCCAATTGTTTCAGAACCAAAGCCGCGTTCGTTTCCGCAACCTTGTCTTTTGGCAGCAGATCCTGCCAGCGCAATTCTGTGTAGTTTTCCTCGCCATAGCCGCCGATCGCCAGCAGCCGGCGGTTCAGCTCCACCAGCATATCGCCGTATGTCACCCGCTTCGCCTGCGTCTTTTCCAGCAGCGGCTGGTACAGAATTTCCAAAGCCACGCCAGAAAGCGCGCCAACATTATCCAGCTTACCCGTTGAAACTTCCGGAATGCGCGACAACCCGTGAATAAATTGCACCAATTCCCTGTGCATCGCAATACTGGAAGCCAGGTCGCTTTGCATCTCAAGGTTCTGGATGGTTGCTGTTTCGCCTGGAAGCACGATCATATTGTCCGGATTCACTTTTATTTGTGCCGCGCTCGCGCCCCGCACCCACGTTTTCGGGTGCGCGTGGAAGCGCAATATTTTCAGGATATTCGAGACTGTGTAAGACTCTTTGTTGATAACTTCCAGCACATCGTCTTCAATGTCGCTGATACCCCAAAACGCGTTCGGAGCGTTCAGGTTCTGGCAGTGCAACATCGGCGCGAAGCGGTATGGCCAAGTCTGCACACTGACCGTCTGCCACGTTCCCCCATCCACATTCCCGATTTCGTCCGTGATCTGCCATTGCAGCCCATCCTGCGCGATCACCTGTCGGACGGAGATAATTTTATCCGTCTGCGGGTCAACCGTCTGATACCGGATCGTGTACCGCAATACGCTGTCCACATCCATCGGGTCAAGCGCAACGCTTACGGTTTCAGGATCAACCACAACCAGCTTCGGCATCTGTCCGGGCTGCGCGTGTATCTTCAGGAACGCCGTCCCATAAATTCCGCCGTTGGTCGCCAGCTTCTGGAGCAATGACATCTTCCGGTTCGCCATCCAAACCGCGTCCAGCCATTCCTCTTGCGGCGTAACCCCGCCCTCTGCAAGCTCAAACCGCACGTCCTTACCGAACAGGAATGCAACGCCTTTATCCACGATCATGCGCGCGTAGTTCATCCGGACTGAGTCGTCAAAGCCCCCGCTGTCCGTCTTTAGCGGCTTTTCACCACCGGACACATACGCCTCACGGCGGCGTTGAAAGCTCTCCAGCCTGTCAGTTTCTGTCTCCCGTAACATACTTGAGAGCGCTGAATAAATGTAATTTTCGATCATCATCACCGCCTATTTGTAAATGCCCGGCAAATACTCCGGTTTCTGGTCTATCATCTCGGTCTCATACGCATAACGCAGCCCGTCAATCAAGTGGTTGTTCCTGTCCACCGGCTGCCGCATCGCGCGCCCCTGTCCGTCCTCACGCCACTTGTACTGCGAAAGCTCATTGCGCATGTTGATGCAATGTTTATGTACCACGATAGTTTGCTGCTGCAGCCATTGAATACCAAACAGCACGCTATCAGGCCCTTTGTGCGCCGGATAAACATCCACCCCGCGCGCCCGCAATTCCGCGATAGACTTCGGCTCCGCGCTGTCCGCTATCACAATATCGCGTGTCTGCTTAGTTTTTAATATCTCTGCCAGCACGTCATTCGTTAAGCCTGTTTCGTACAGCTCATCATAGACGTAAATCCGCTTGCGCGCCCGGTCGTAATGCGTAAACGGCACAGCGGCTGGATCTGACGAGAAGCCAAAGTCAAGCCCGTGTCGCCTGTTCGTGCGCTGCGCTTCCGGCAGGTAGTATTCGCTTGCAGGGTCGTCAAGGTCAGCCATCACCCAGTTTGTAAAGATGACGTTGCCCAGCACGCCCCACTTGCCAAGCGTGTAAACGTCCCGATAATAAGCGTCCGTTTCGCTTTCCAGATCATTGACATCATCAGGCGTAAGAAATTTATTGTCTTTGTGGGTCGTTCTTAGAATTGTGAGCGCGTCGCTGCGGTATTCCGTCTGGTCGTCCGCCCAGGCAATCGGACTGAAATACTCCTCGTAAATCCAGTGCGCTTTCAGAATAGGGTTGAAGCTCAACGTCAGCCGCTTCGGCGTCTTTTCGCTCCCGCCGCGCTGCCGCTTGATAAGCTCTTTGATAGACGCGCGTTCTATTTCGGTCGCCTCTTCTACCCAAACATCCGTCACCGCGCCCTTTGCCGGCGTGAGTGACTTCAACTTTGCGACATCATCCAACCCAGCGAATACCGCCTGGTATCCGTTCTCGCATGTAATCAGCATGTCGCTTTTGTTCACAGAAAACAGTTCGTTCACATGCCAGTCGCCCAGCACCTTCTGAATCTCCGTGAACACTGACCCGCGCAGCGTCCGCCCTACCTGCCGCGCTATCAGATAATTACGCCCGCCAGATAATAAGTCGTATACCACCCGCTGCGCAAGGAACACGCTTTTTCCACTTGACGCGCCGCCAAAAAAAACCTGCTGCCGCGCGTTGTTTTTCAAGTGCGGGAGATAAACGGGGTTGAACACCTCCGCGTGCAGGTCAATCGTGGTCATCGCCAACCAGTTTGATTGTGATTTTCTTATCGCTCACTGTCAGGTCCGTCTTTTGTGTCGGCGGTCCAATCAGGTAATCCGCAAGCCATTTACGCGCAACGGCATCGCCGCGCTTAGCCTGGTCTCGCGCTTTATAAACAATAACCCTCCAGTCCTCATCGGAAACAGCGGAAACTGTTATGTCGTAAAAGCGAAGCTCACGCTCTTTTGGAGCGCGTCCATTCGGGTTGCCAGTGTGCCCTTTGACAAACCTGCCTTTTTCATCGCGCACTCTTGCCATCATCACCCTGCTATCAGGCCTTTGCCCTCACTTGCACATCAAGCACAATGCCGTCAATTTTTGTTTGTGCCAGCATCGCCATCACCTGAACCGCCGTCTCAGGCAAGTCCAATACCACGCGCACTGTATTATCGCTCGTCATCAGGCGCACGCTATTCACCATAGCTTCAAAGCGGATTACCGGCTCTGCCAAACCACCCTCGTCATTTCCAGCATTCGCGCGTAAGTCCACAGGCATTCACGCCCGCCGATAAAGTCCATCCGTAAAATTATCAACGCACCTCCGTATCAAAAAGCCCGCTCTAACAGAATTGACTTCTGCAAAAAGCGGGCAGTAAACTACTGGCGGCTCTTATCCCCAGCAAGGCGGCAATGACGCGGGCTTGCTGTGGTTATTCACTTCTTTGTATCCTCAACCATACCACATTCCGGGTCTATTTTCAAGTTTTTGAGCCGGTTTTCATACCAGATGCAATACATCTTGAATATTCGATACAAAATTGCAGCCAGGTCGCGGCTGGTCATCCAATACCCAATGCTTTTGCGGTAACATCCAACGCTGTGCCAGCCTCAACCATGCGCCGGTCGAATACGAATGTCCGCCAACCTGCCAACATCGCAAGGTTGCTTTTCTCATAGTCCCGCGCAATTCCCGGGCCGGTGCTGTGCCCCATGTGCGCATAAGTGCCCCCGTTTATTTCCACCAGCACGCGCTTATCCTGATCCGGCCATGCGAAGTCCCAGCGGTAACGGCGACCAGGTATCGCCATAAACTCGCGCACAGGCTCCGGCAGCCCCGCCAGCTTCACCTGCAGCGCGAACAGATCCTCAAGCGGGTTTGTCATTCTCCACCCGTTTATTCCACAGCACAGTCGCCGGCGTTGGATCAAAATTGCGGGTCGGCTCGCTCCGCGTGGACAGTCCGCACGCCACGCAAAACACGCGCACCCACGTTCCGTACACCTCGAATTGCGCGCGCGCCTCACCCCCACAACACGGGCAGGTATCCAGCTTTATTTCTGGGCGTGTCATTCCTCCGCCTCCGGCATTCCGGGCAGCGGCATCCAGTGGGTGACAGCCCACGAAAGTCCATCGCAGAAACACGGGGGATTATCTTTGCCTTCCCATCTTGCATAGTAGTCAAGATAAAATTCTTTCCCATCAGTTGACAAAATTTGCTGGTTTTCCTCCGGCAACCTCTCGCTCACTGGTATCCACGCTGGAAACGCTGGCTCTGGCGTCATCCCGATAAGCTCACGCGCGTTCTTTAGCTCGGCTTCAAGCTCGGCAATGTAGCCTTTGAGTGCCTCGATTTCGCCTGACAGTTCGATCACGTCGAAGTAGGTTAGTGTCAAGCCAGTGTGCGCCGCCTTTGACAACTCCATTGCTTTCATCAACTTACCCATGAAAGAGAGTTCGCTCATTCCTCACACACCTTCCCGTACACAATAGGCGGTTCTGGCAGTGGCATCCAGTGGGTAGGTACGATCGGGTCTGTGCACCATTTTCCATCATCACACTCATTTCGCCATGCAGTCCCAAACCAGTCAATCTTTGAGCCGTCTGATGCTTTTCCCCAAAAAACAAGAACATCCTTACTCGCACGATATTCGGCGACGAGTTCATTTTGGGTCATACGCGCCTCACAATTCTGCGCCCACATGCTGGACAAAAATTAAATATGTTTTTTTCTGCCTGAAGAGGAATAAGCCCTCTGCACTTCTGGCACACGATAAACATCCCTTCGGTTTTAATAGTTGTTAAAACATCCTGTGTCATTGAAACATCAGGTAGAGTACAGTTGCGTGACACAATATATTTAGCGAAATCCTCGCCACAAATATCGCATACAAATAGTTCAGCCTCGTGCGTGCATGGTGTTTCTGCCTCACAATTAGGGCAGAACTCTTTGCGGATTTCGGTATTAGCATTTTTGTCAGTCATAGTTTTTGTCCTCCACCCCGTGATGCAGTTGATTTTGCCATTCAGTATGGAAATGGATTTGAGCACACCCGTCACACCACACCCA